CAGTCCCCAGAGCGGAGACTCTTCCTGGTCCACCAATCGGAAGCTTGTATGGACACCCTGCTCAGTCCTAAACGTCCTGCAATCAGGGCAAAAATACTTCTTCTGCGGTTTTGGTCGCCGCCCATCCACAAAGTCTTTGATAGCAAACCCAAGCCCTACACCCGTTGCCAAGCCAAAAACCAGTCCAATGATCATCACTCCACCTCCGAATCACACGTCTCGTCATGCCACTCTTTGGCACACTCGGCACTACACATCATGTACTCGTCTCCCCAGTAGTCTGTGTAGACAACTGCGTCCTCGTCTAACACCTCTTGGCCGCACCACTTGCACTCAACATAGACCCTTTCGGGGCAAGGAGGGGCTAAATACGCCCGCTCCTGCGATGCCATGCCCCGTGCCATCAAATAGCCCCTCATGACTTGTCCCACGGAATTTCGATGTTTTCCGGATCCTCCGTGGTCTCCACTTGTTCCAGAACTTCTCCAGTTTCAATGTCAACATCAATCACGTCAGGGCTCTCTGTCATGTCTGGCATGATCTCGTGTTTGACTGTCTCGTCCGTGTGCTCCACCTGCTTCATGATCTCAATGCTGATCGGTAGATACTTGAACATGTGGCGGATAACAGTCTTGCAGGCCATTTCCTCGTAATCGGTAACCCAGGGACCAGAGCTCTTGGCTGCGCTTCTGGCCCTGCGCTTGTCGATCTCACTCTTGGGCATGAACTCGAAGTGATACCCGCCATCTTTGAATTTAGCAACGCCGTAGGCCCCAATGAATTGCCCTCTGTCACCTATAGCTGGTTTGTGGCGGAGCTTAGGGTCAAGACCATACTCATAGTCGAAATCGTCTTGGTCATAAACCGGGTGGGCGTAAATGGACTCGATATGCCCGCTCCTGCGAGCCAGGTCGATCATGCCGCGGTAGCCGATAATAAACTGGGCCTCTTTGCCGTAAGGAATGATATAGGCTTGCCCCAAGATGTTTGGCTCAAGGCCCAACTGGGCCGACTGCATGACTGCTGCTAATAGCGACTGGATGTTGCAGTCCAGGAGCTCAGGTGTCTGCCGGATGGTAGTCATGGCAATCCTGGCGAGCCGATCTGCATCTAAGTGTTTGGGTAAGGCCCGCTGGATTTCCGGGGCCATCTGTTCAAGATAACGTCTTATGGTCTGCTCAGGGGTTCTAGGCTTAGCCGCTTTCCCACTAGCCTTTTGTGCCAATTGGTTCTTAACCGCTTGCTTTGTCAACTAAATCGCCTCCCTATTTGATTGAGAACCTCCTGTAACTGCTCTCTTTCACGTACTTTGCATAAATATTCGGATGCTCTTCTTGCAGTTTTTTGCTGTCCAATCTATTACTTGTGACCGTTTTCCAGGTCACTTTGCGCTCACCGGCCCATCCGACTTCGTTCTCGCCCAGTAGCTGTTTGAGTTTGTTCTCGGCCTCTTGCTTTTTCTCGGCCATGAGCTTCTCTTGCTCCGCCCAGTGCTCACGCTCCTCAATCAACTCTAGAGCGTTTGCAGGCAATTCTACGGCCTGTTCGTTGCTTTCGGGATACAATCTACCAAGTAGCTCTTTTGAAGCGTCAGAACCGTCCATTGGAGGCGGTGTGCCTCCCTCTACCAACTCCCAGAAGTCTGATTCAATCTTGATAAGATAGTCGATCAACTCTTGATCACGGTCCACCCTGAAGTGAATGAACTTATTGCCGCCAATCAAAACTGCCAAGTACCAACTGTCGTAACCAGTGACCGCCATGTAGTGCTGGACTTGTATGAGGTATTCGGGCGGCAAAGTCTCGCCATCTTCTCCCCACTCCCCCTTGCGGTATTCGCTGGAGGTCTTGCACTCTAGGCCAGCCTGCTCCCCAACCACCAAGCGGTCTACGTTGGCAAGCATAAAGGGGTGCTCTGGGTGCTGTAAGATGGCGTTTTTACGCCTAACCTTCTTGCCGGTGCGCTTGGTGAACTCTTGGGCGACCAGATCCTCTAACATAATGCCCCAGTAGGCCGCTTCGCCAGGCTCCTCCGGGACTATCTGCCCCGTTTTGTCAAGCCACACAGCTACTGGACTTCGCCACCGATTGAGACCGGCAATGGCGGCTGCATCACTACCGCCTATGCCATTGCGCCTGGCCTCAAGCCACTCCGCCCTGGTCATGTCTACTGTTGGTGTCAAAACGTTAAGTGCCATTTGCTTCCTTTCCCCCCTTGTTTTCCGGAGCCCAGTCTGGTAAACTGGGCTTAGGTGTATTGTTCGTGCCCCTAATCAGTCGCCACTGATGGGGCTTTTTTGATCTCGCCGAGTTTTCTACCTAACTTCTGCCAGTGGGTAATCTTCATCAATTAAAGTTACATGCCGGCCCTCGTCAATGATGACGCAGATGCCGAGTTCTTCATAGAGCCTCAAGGCTTGTTCGATTGTGATGTGGTCTATTGCGTTTGGATAGGTCATGTGGTGCACCTCCCTCCGTAAAAAGATCGTCTATTTCGCACTCTAGCTTCTGGGCCAGCGCCGGGATATGGTTTGCCTTAAATTTGTATTCCCCACGCTCGTACTTCATATAGTTAGCAGCGTATTTGAAACCGAGTGCATCGGCCATATCTTGCAGTGTCAGCTTCAATAAAATGCGACGTGCCCGGATAAACTCGAGGTTAATTCGTGTCATTTAGTCACCACCTTTTGCTGAACTCGCAAACCTCGTCTCTATAATACCTTGCCACTTCAGCAAAGTCAACCCCTAAATTTGTTAATTTGGCAAGCGGCTGTTTCCAATTACGCCGCCTGAAGGCGGCGATTTGATTCAATCTACTCCCACTCGATGCCATGCTTGTCTAGGAACTCTGCAGGCTCGCTATACTCGGCGGTATCGCCTGCTTCGATGTCTTTGAGGAAAGCTTTGATGACTAGGTCAATGTCCTTGACTAGGTAAACATCGTCTGCTTTTTCCTCGGGATTGTCTGTGAAGGTGCCAGAGTACAGTGCACGCTTTCTTGCTTCACTTACCATTTGTTCATAGGTCATTGTCATTTCCTCTTCCTCCTTTTGGTTTTGCCTTACGTAGTCGAGCATGGCCCTGCGCAGGACTTCACTTTTGTTGGTGTAGTTGGCCTCACATGCCGCGTCAAAATCTTTGAGCAACTGCTCCGGCACTCTGATGTAAATCCGCTTGTCCACGTTCATCCCCCCTCTAATCCCACATGCGGGCTTTTGCGTATTCGCTCCACTCGGCTTCCATGTCTGCCAAGACTTGCTCATGGTTCTCGCCAGCAACGATGCGTTCAAGGGCCTTCTTCCCGGCCTGACTTTTGCCGATGTTGCTTGACCGAGACCAGCCCTCCGCTGTAATGTAAGCTGCCGCCCTTGGGTACTCAGCTTTAAGCTCTACAACACTCACGGCTGGTTTCTCTGGCATGATGCTGGATAGGGCTTCGTTTTCCATCCGGCGATTGACCTCGTGGCGATAGTTGGCTTCGGCGTTGATGGCCTCCCGTAATGCGTTAAGACCTTCGACCTTTTCGGTCACTGTAACCCTAACACCTTCAGCCGCCATGGCCTTGACTTCGGCGATTACTCTGTCGCGCTGGTCTCTCACGAAGCCGACATAAACGTCTAATGGCACTGCGCTACTATTTGCTGCTTTAATGTTTTCTTTTCCTTCGGGACCACTAATGGTAATGCCGCACTTTTGAATAAACTCTCTGATGGTCACTTTGGTTACCCCCCTTGTTTTTTGCTTCCGCTTTCTCTTTCTGATTATATAATAACACGTTGTACGCACAACGTCAACCCTTAAAGTGAAAAAAGATTGCTTTTTCTCAAATTATTTTTAGTCACAAAACCCCAGCTAGACGAGGCGCACAGAGGCCCGTAGAGAGGCGCAAAAAACTTCCGAGGGTGATTGTACCTGTTTTTGGGCACAAAAAAAGACCCCGATCCAAAGATCGAGGTCGAAGGTTATTTATTTAGTTTTGGCTCCCAGTCATCCCAAACCTTGTCGCCGATTTTGATAGGTGGGATTGGATTGCGGTCAATAATCTCTTGATCGGATTCTCGCCATTGCTCCTCTGATCGCCGGAGGGCTTCTTGATAGTGGTGCCACTGCTCAGATGTAACAAGATGCCACTTGCCGCCGGAATCTCGCCACCAAATGGGGTCTTCGGCAGGCAGCCCTCCTAGCCATTGGGCGATTCGCCCGGCGGCTTTTTTCCGAATATCTCCATGATGATATTCATCGCATGGCCAAAAGTTTCATGAAAAACCTGCGACCCCAGCACTATCCCAAGCGTCATTATAAGCGCAGTAGGCCAAGTCAAACCCTGGTTAACTACCCCAACAACTAAAACCGCGACCCCACCCAGTGCGACGTTAATAAGTGGGATATACTTTTTCTCGACCTTAACCCAGCTTTTGAGCACGGAAATAAGGATGGAGATCAGAGGGGCTAGAGCAACGCCACTGATTACAAGGGAGTCTGGATCGAAGCCGTCGCTAACCGCTTCGGCTGCAAGCACCACGACAGGAAACGCCAAAACAGTCATCACAACCACCAACGCCGCTAAAGCAAAACCTCTTCGCATTTTCACGATAAATCACTCCTTTTTTATTGTTGATTAAAGCTCGTAATCCTCCCCAGTAGCCATCATCCTGATAAGCCTTTTGCTCCGGTTACCTACCTGGTGATACCACTGGCTATCTTGCATCTCTCGGGCTGCCACCTCATAGTCCTGGCCGGCAAGTGCGGTGATCATACGCCTAAACCCCAGCAATCCAGCCATACCAAGATTGAGCCTCATATCGATCAGGACCTTTTGCCTCACAGGGTCTAGCTTGGTGTACCAGTCGTACCGGCTCAAATCACTTTTGCACTGCTCGATGTCTCCGGCCAACAAAAAAAGAGCCTCCTCTTTCGAGATGCCCCTCTCTAGCAAAACATCGATCACTTCGAGCTTGCTTAAGCCACTCACGCCCAGGATTCTTTCCTTCTCTTCCTTTGTGAGTCCCTTGGCTTCCAAGTTTCTGCCGACGCCGACCGTCCACTTTCCGGCTGGGCACTTATAAACCTCAAGTCTTAGGCCCTCGTGGAGGATTAGCTGCTCCTCTATCGTGTGCTTCACCCTCAATCACCTCCATATTAGCTAGTCCGCAACCCTCTGCCCCACAACATCTAAAAGCCCAGCACCGGCCATGCACATATATCGGGGATCCGCATTCAGGACATTTGACCATTATTTTCCGCCTCCATGCACCTTGTAATCCCTGATCACCTGCTCGTAATCGATCCCACTCTGTTTAGCGGTTATGATTGTCAAAACCGATACTGTATCGTTTAACTTATTGATCGTTGGCTCCAACCTCATTAATACGTAAACCGCGACAAAAATCGGGAACCCCACCTGGCTGATAAAAGCTGCTATAGTTGATACGATCGTGCTTTCCGGCATGATTATCGCCCTCCTTGGTCAAATAAGTTTTAGTAGTGTGTACCCGATAACCCCACCCGCCACCGTAGCCACAAAGTCAAGTAGCTCTGGGGTGCCCTTTTTGAGCAGCCAATCCCAGACAATCTCTTTGAGCGCTCCCACTACCGCCGCTACGATAAGCCCGGTTAGCGGACAAAACAAAAGCCCCGCCAGTATCGACAGGGCCAGCCCAGCACAAAAATGCATCGCTTTATCTTTCGGCACACGCACGTCTCATCGCCCCCCTAACGCCTCAATTGTTTTTTCATAATTTCCGTTAGCTCACCAAAGTCGATGTCAGAGCCCAGCGGCGTCAAAGTTTCTCTAGGAGTTTCTTTCCCGGGTATGCTATGCATGACAGACCAGCGATCTTTTGTAGGCAAACTGTTAGTAATGCACGTGAATTCAGGCGTCTCGATCGTCGCGATGCCGTGCAGGCAACTCCAAATCAAAGGCTTTTCTAGAACTTCAACTAAACACGATGTCGCTTCTGGATCGATTTCCCGCATAACTTCGAGCCATACATCGCCAATTGCAATGCTGTCCTCGCAGTCTAGACTGCAAGGAAAATGGCTTGTTGTGCGGAACCCAAAGTAACGAAGCATTTGGTTTGTGTGTATATGCCCCTCGACCTCTACGACCCTATCTTCCACTACTCGACTAGCCTTGGTTCCGATCGCCGATTGCCATACCGGATCAAAAAAGCCTTCCGCCCACTGATCCACAAAGTTTTTTGCACAACACTGGGGAAAACCTAACAGCTCGCCAATAATCTCGTGATCTACCTGCCCGGCATTTCTGCCGTTATATGCCGAAGCCGTTCTAAATGCTTCAGCGTCTTCCATGTTTTTCGCTATTACGCCGTAACAGCTACTGTTAGGATCGCCGACCGTTGTCGGCAAGTGATAGTGTGAAAACCCGCTATAACTCTTAGACCATTGGATGGGTAACCACACCATCCCGTCCTTTTGCAATCGTTCACTGAGGATGTGAAAATTGTGGGGTGCCAAATGCAATGTGCCGCACTTTCGCTTCCCCCGCCTAACCATTTCGTATTCTGCTTTATCATGCAATGAAGCCGCTTTGCTTAGCACAGGTTCATACCTGCGTCTCGCTTCATCTGAGTTCCAGACCAAGCGAGTAAAAGGAGGTACGTCAATAGTCAACAAGTCTTCCTTTTTCATGTCTATCATTCTGTAATCCTCCCTTATAAAGTAGAATCTCCATGAGGTCTGTCTCCATGAGGTCTATCTCCATGGGGTCTGTCTCCGTATTCCCTATTTGTTACTTCTTCTCCAACACATTGTCGGGAGGGCTGAACTTGTTTGTGGTTGCTCAGATCAACCCTAGCATCTTTTCGCCAACTGCTGGGATTAACTCCTGTTGTCTCTCCCATGAGTACAAACGCGCTCGGCGTCATGCCACGCACGGAGTTTGCGTGCGGGAAGTGATCGGAGTCTAGGTCTGAAGTCAGTGTGAGGTTGGGCAATACTCGCTTCAGTATAGTGCTCACTTCCTCGAACAAGCCGTAGTACGCTTTACAATATCGCGTGCGGTTACGCCAATCTCCCTCTATGCCTTCTGACGGGCACCCCCCGGTACAGTTCCGCCAATACTTGCAACCTTTACACCCGCCATCTTCTTGGTTTATTAGCGGGAGTATGTCATAGCGGACTTTGGCAAATCCTTTGGGGTTCGCGTCCGCATTCTGGAAACGCGGGTAGATGTGCCCCGTTTTGGCCGTCTTTAGACAGCTTCCTGTAGAGCCGTCACTAAAAATGACTCGCTCTGCTATAGCATTGTAGTAATCACACTCTCCGAAGCAACATGTCCCCTGGTTTAAGCCCAGTAGGCTGTCTACGATGTCTCGGTAAGGTAGCCAATCTCCGCCGATCTCCAACAAAATGAACCTTGCGATATCTCGATAGAATTCCTCTAACTCCTCGACTGTCAAGGCAATCTTTTGCACTGATGGGTAATCGATCTGTGCTGGGTTCATCCGGCCCGATACGCCCAACTCGTGGAGCTCCTTGACCCAAGCCTTGAACTCATCGCGCTGTTCTGGAAGAGCGTTGGCTTTAGTTAGTACGCATATAATCCCGACACCAACTCCTGCGTCCCTCAGTGTTCTGATCTTGTCCATAACAAGGTCTCCTGTGGGATTTCCTCCTACCAGCGTTTTTCTGTGCTGTCCCAAACTGCCTGGCCCATCTATTGATATCCCTACAGATGTATTGTACTTCTTGAACAGTGCTATGTGTTTGTGGTTGATCAAAGTTCCATTGGTCTGTATAGACGAGTGCCCTACTTTCTGAAAGCTGATTGACAGAATTTCTTCGATAATTTCTAGGGGTGCCAGGAGTGCTTCCCCGCCATGCAGGTATGGTGCTTCCTGTTCGTTGTGGATTTGGTATCTAACGGCATCCATGTCGATTGGTTTATGATTTATTTTCGTTCGGTAAATATGTTCATAGCAGTAGTCGCATTGCAAATTGCACAAAGCGTTCGTTATTTTTACGCTTAGCACCTAGTTCCCTCCTTTTATACATTTCCCTCAAACCGAGGGTTGTCCACGTGTCCAGTGCCACTGTCCGAGTAATCCGTGTGACCAAAAGATATGTTGTCTTGATGGTCTTCGTGCGGCCAGAAAAATGATTCGTCTGTATACACGCCAGGGACATCTCGATATGCTCGATCAACATGCGAGCGATCACCATGCAATTCATCTGAGTAGCTGACATCTCCATATGGTGTATCTCCATGGCTTGCATCGCCATGCTCGCTGTCCGAATGTGGCGTATCTAGGTGCGATATGTTTGCATGCGGGACATCTACATGAGCGGTGTCATCATGAGGCGTATCCAAATGCACCCTATCTAAGTGGTCTGTGTCGGAGTGCGGGTTGTCGCCGTAGGGAATGTCACCATGTTGCACGTTGTCGTGCGGTGTATCTACATGCAAAGTGTACTCGGGTGGTATGTCCACGTGCGCTTCGTCCCAATGGTAATCTACGTGTTGCCATGTTTCATGTGGCTTGTCCTCGTGCGGATTGTCTATGTGCGGGAAATCCCCGTGTGAGCGATCGGAGTGCGGGTTGTCGCCGTAGGGAATGTCACCATGTTGCACGTTGTCGTGTGGCGTATCTATGTGCGGAGTGTACTCGGGTGGTATGTCCACGTGCGCTTCGTCCCAATGATAGTCTACGTGTTGCCATGTTTCGTGTGGCTTGTCTTGGTGCGGGTTGTCTATATGCGGGAAATCCCCATGCGACTGATTTGAATGGGGAATATCACCATGCGAAATGTTCTGATAAGGCGGGGAACCATCTTGATAAACATAATCACCGTGGTCGATATGACTACTATCCCAGTGAGGAAAATCCTCGTGTGGGTAGTTGCTATCCGAGTTATCCCAGTAAGGCACGTCCTCATGCGGCGAATCCCCCCACGGGGTATTGTAATAAGGAGTGTCCCCGTGTGACGTATCTGAATGCGGACTGTCCGCATGCGGAACATCTCCGTGAGCCTGGTTGCTGTGCGGATCATTCAGGTGCGGACTATCCACGTGAGCTGAGTCCTCATGAGGGTAATTGCTGTCCGAGTTATCCCAGTAAGGCACGTCCTCGTGCGGCGAATCCCCCCACGGGGTATTGTAATAAGGAGTGTCCCCGTGTGACGTATCTGAATGCGGACTGTCCGCATGCGGAACATCTCCGTGATCTTGGTCGGTGTGTGGGGTGTTCAGGTGAGGGTAGTCATAGTGCTCCGTGTCTTCGTGTGGGCTATCCAGGTGGACTTGATCCTCGTGAGTCTGATCGCCGTAGGGAGTGTCGCTGTAATCAACGTCCTGATGCGCCCGGTTTTCATGATCCTGGTCTGCATGTGGTTGATCATGGTAAGGGCTATCGCTGTGAGGGTCGTCTAAGTGTTCTGTGTCACTGTGAGGCGTGTCTCGATAAGCCAAGTCCTCGTGCGGTTGATCGTAGTGCCAGTAACTTTTGTCGAAGTGGGCCTCCCTATCTGGCTTGTCTGCGTGCAGAGAGTCATTGTGAGCTGCCTGATTTAAATGTTCGCTATATTTTCCATCATAATCCGAGTGGTACGTGCTGCGCTGGACGGTGCCGCTTGATTCCGGCTTAGCAAACCAAAGCCACCTTGCGGGATCAATGGCCACATAGTAGGGCGGCCTTTCAGATTCGGCATATTCTTCTGTGTCAATCACCCTTTTATGCTGGCTAGCATCAATGTAGCAAAAATAGTTTCCCTCGATCCAAAATCTGCCCGGGGGGTAGTTCGTTGCCCCCATGTCTTTCCCCAGAAAACTCCATTCTTCTCCTGAACGGAGAATGTAGAGCCGTTCCCCCTGCACCCAAATGTTACTGTCATTGTAAGGCATGCCTCCTTCCCCCTCTGCTTGCATTAATACGGTTTCTCTGGCAGAATAATGGCGTCCGCTTCTACAACTCCTTTGAAGTATGCATCTCCAGTCTGGGTGTTCATTTGGATCGATATGTGTCCCAATTTGTTATAAAATACGATCCCAGCTCCCGATATCTCAATGGCGCTGTGTCCTTCACCTGTAGCCATAATTCTAACGATATTAGCGTCAATGACGCCCGTTGTGATGTGTGAACCATTGATGTAGGTGAATCCATAGCTTACTGCCAATACTGCCGGGTTATCATTCGTGAAGTACATACCGATTAGAAAATAGTGATACGAACTATCTTGGAGTGCTGGTCTTGTTGTGCTAAACATGATCTCGCCAGCAGTGGTTGTCTTAGAACACCTGGCGTACACGTAAAGCTGTTGACCTAATGTTTGCTGTTGCGTTTTAGCAGAGATATTCCAGGTTTTAGCATCCTCACCAATGTCTGTAGCTAAAATCAAGTATCCGGCTGTATTAGAAAATTTGCCCCTGACATCATCCTTATTGGCATCCATCTTAACGCCGACAAGTTGGAAGTTTCTCGTTCCAGCACCGACTGCCAAGTGTTGTGTTTCTACGGTATTTGGTCTAATGTTGGTCCCGTCAAAATACCCTTCTTCATCTCCAAAGAAGTGATGATTTAGCAGCTTTTCGTAAGTCTGTCTCGCAACATACATCGCATAAATGCGATCCGAAAGAAGTTTGGGAACATTCACCGTAACCACATTGGATGGTGGGCTTACGTTATGCGAACGGTCTCTAGCCCGTACACGTACATAGACTACTTGATCTGCATACATGCCTGTCAGATTGAAGGTGTTCGATGCGCTATAGTACGTTTTAAGGTTTTGGGTGAAGGAGCTGTTTGTAGCAACCTCAATGACATAATCAAGCAAATCTGGAATCACAACTGGTTGCCAGTGTAAAACCACGTCTCCGTCATCGTTAATGGAAACAATCAGTCCCGTCGGGGTTCCCGGTGCAGTTGCTTTCCCACCTATCGTGAGGGATGCTGTGGGGTCTCCCTCGGAGTAAACACCCGCCCTACTAACAGTTCTAACCCGCCATGTGTACGTAACGCCAGAGGAAAGCCCTTGCGTGTCTTGGTAGACTTCCGAATCCTTATCTAAAGTGGTAATAGTGTAAAAGGCTCCTCCGTCCGCCGAACGGTCAATAAACTGTTGGTGAGCATGTTCGCTTTCGCTTTTTGTCCATGTAAGTTCGGCAACCAAAACTACATTGCCGTCTTTGGAAACAAACGACTTTTCCTGCGCACTCAAGTTAGTAGCCGGTTCTGGCGGATTAGGATCTTCTGTTGGTATTTCCTCTACCGTGGCCGAGACGATTTCAGACCATTCGCTGATTCTGTTGTTCTTGATGGAAGCCACCTGATATTCCCAAACGCTATCAATTTCAAGCTGTTGGTGAGTAAAGACACTGGTTGGCGAATCAAACACCAGCCAAGGGCCATTCTCTGTTCTAGCTCTAACAGCCCAAGAATCAGCATTGCTTGTCCATGTGACGACAATATAGCCGAAATTCGGATGAGCGATCACTTGTTTGGGTACGTCTGGAATATCCCCTAAAGTTCTGCTTGATGGTCTCCTACCCAGGAGTTGTTCCATGGGATTGTACAAGAAGTCATTCAAACCCCAGCGAATACGCCGTTCTGATTGACTACTTTGAAAGCTCTCATCCATGATTCTTGCGTTAACAACAACCTTATTCCTAGGGTGTACTACTGTGATGTTATCCCCAAGCCCAACGCCATTTAACTCTCTTATGTCATCTACAGGGATGGAAACTTCAAAGGCAATGTCTGGTTGACTTCGCTTTTCTAACTCCTTTTGCCCAGCCAAGATTAACTCTGCCATGGTCTCTGCTTCTGGGACTTGAAAATCACCAGGAATCTCACCATGATCTTGTATTGACTGGTCATCTTTGAGCTGTACGTAAAGCTGCTTGGTGCCTTCTCCCGCCCCAAAACAATCAAGGACGTTGGCGAGTTTAGTCTGGTTGTCCCTTAATACCGTGATTGCAATGTTCCTACCGTGTTCTATGACAAACGGGTCTTCACTGCCAATCGTTCTGTCTTGGCCGAATTTCGCTTCGCCATTTTCTCCGAGGTCCAAATAGACCTTCTTGGCCGCTTCATCATGACGGACACGAAATTCCCATCCGTATTCATCGCAGATGTTAGCTAAGCTCTGCAAAAAGTCTACCCGTTCAAACTCAAAGCCTTGGACGATGACCCCTGTGGTCGATGGGATATTTCCTACGTTAAGAAATGATTGTTCTCGCCAGATTAGCTCCACGCCATCAAGGTAAGGTGTAAATCCATAACCTACAACCTCGCCATGGGCATCCTTGCGAACACTCTCCTGATCCTCGGTATAAAGGTTAATGCGTATGTCAACCCATCTGCCCGATCCAGAGATAGGCACACCATTGACTTCGTTTTCCTGTACATCGCCAACATTAATGGCAGTCATTTCTGGTCCCCAGGAGGCACTATCTAGACCTGCGCTCGTTGCAGCGCTCCTACTTTGTACTGCGATCCGAACGTAAGCGTCGATAATCTCTGTCCAGCGAAGGAATCTTCCGGCACTCAAAGCACTCTCACCTAAGTCATGCCGAAACTGGATGTAGCCCCATGCTTTAGGGCGTTCGTTTTGCGGATCCTCTGGGTGTGGTTCGTACTCCAAGATCACAGACCCGGGCTCAATGTCGATGTCCACCTGATGCCTAACAGCTGTTTCCCAATCTGCTTTGGTGTTCCACCTCTTGATCTTAAACTTCCGCAAGTGATCCCGGGCAACATCGGCTAAATCAAGGCCGTTCCAGCCTTGCCACCTCTGGGGAGTCTTGAAATTCTTCAGTCGATGAGCATGACCTTGAACGGCAAATGAATATTCGTCACCGGCCAAATCTCTACTCTGAATAAAGCCCGTGGCACACTGATCGTAACGGTCGCAAATAGAAACATAGGTTGCTAGTCCTAATTGCTCTACTCCCTCTACATCATGGGGTAGGGAGAATGATGCTTGATCTGCCGTATTTATTCTGCGCCTTGCTTGTCTTAGTGTAATATCGTGTATGGGTTCTCCTATTGGATTAAGCTCTTGGTCAAAACACTTTATGTATGCCACTTGTTCACCTCCAAATCAAAAAGGGAGGTTGCCCTCCCCTTGTCACCAACCACTACCATCTGCGGTTGACAAAGCTTCTCTGACTAATTCTGTTACGAATCCACGTACATCTGTAACACCATTCAAATTCACGTTCACTTGCTGAATCAAGACCTGTTGAATCAAAAGTTCTTGCGCTTGAATGGTTCCAATTTCGGCCATCTGGAACGTCTGGAACACTTCAAACATTTGTTCGCTCATGAGTCCAGGCAGGCGATCCAAGTTTGAAAGTGGCCTTAGAGATTCTAGGAACAGATCTCTATCTTGACCGGAAAGACGAGTGATTTGAACTCCTCTGATTTCATGTTGAATCAAGGTATCGTCTGTTGGGAACCATTCGTCAAGCATGTCACCGCCGAATTCTTCAAAAGCCTTTTCGCCTTCTTCCACTAACTTGCGAATGGCTCTGCGAATTTTCTCGACTTCATCTTCGCTGTACCCATCTTCAGCAAATTCCTGCATCATCCCAGCGATGAGTTTGGCTTGTGCTTCGAACTCTGTAGCCAGCAAAACCTGTTCCAACAAGATGCGTTTTAGCTGTTGTCCCAACACTTGTTCAAAGTCTTGCCAGGTGGCTTCGCCAGCGATGGAGGCTGCCATGGCAGAACCTAGACTGCTCAACGATTGGTTCATGGAATCGATCATTACTTTTCCGGTCTCGAATCCTGCTCTAGCCGCTTCCTCGTTGGAAATTTTCCAACCAGTTTGCCACAAAATGCCCAGGAAACGTTCTTTTTTGAGGTTTGCTTCTGTTGCCTGATAACTGACCCCAAACTCCTCTAAGGCTTCATTCAGACCTTCTATACCCTGTTTTAAAGATTGAAGATCTTGGGGAACGGGTCCCGGATCAAAGAGTTGATTGATGAATGAAACACCTGCTGAAATGCCAGCAAATATGGGGTTTCCGGTTAGACCTGCTATTGCTCCAGAAATACCAGCAATAGCCCCCGTAAAACCTCCACCGCCACCGGTATAACCAGCCATCGCGCCGTACATCGCTGCAATTCCGTCTCCGTAGTCACCGAACATCTCCCGCATAGAGTTCCGCATGTTATTAAATGCCTGTGGAGCTTCTTCGATAAGTCGGAAAAATTCCTCGGTCTGGTTGATGGCGTTGCTGAATTCTGGTGCTATTTGAGCAAAGAATCGGGCTGTAGCTTCTTCTGTTTCTCGAATTTCTTCACCAGTTTTCAGAAGTTCATTTAGATATTCTTGTTGCTGAATATGGTCATCTGTGGCATCAATCAGTTTCAACAACTGGCTATACTTTTCTCGCAAGCTAGCCAGATCATTTTTGTTATACTCAATTGACTTAATACGAGCTACCGCATTCTGTTGGGCAAGCTCCCGTTCGAGTTCAATTTCCTGTTTTCTAACATCTTGCCACTCCGTAGAGAAGCGGTAAAGGTCTCCGTAAAGCTCCTCGTATCCTTCTCTCATCCGCCTGATAATGTCCAGTCTATCCTCTAAACCGATCTCTTCTTCGATGGTCATGGCATTGAGTAAAGACCGTTGATCTTCAAGCGATTGTTTGGCCAGATTGTGCTTGGCGCGCTGGAGGTCACGTTCAAGTTCGATTTTGCGTTCATTGCCTGCGGCAGTTAGCTCCAGTTCGCTTTCGATACCTGCGATTTGCTCTTCCAAGACCGTCTGAGCACTGATTTGCCTAGACTGGATTAAGAAGCTCTGCCACTGTTCTTCACGTCTTTGAGCGTCCTCTAATCGCCTTTCTTCTTCCTTGTCTAGCCGGAGCTGGAAAGAATCAAGTTCAGCCATCGCATAACGCCCTGAATCCATGGAGGCATACAAATTCATTCGCTCCGCAATCCATGCCTGGGTTTCCACAAGGTCAGCTTCACGAAGATCACCAAGGGCCTTGATTTCATCAGCTACCCTATCAGCTAGGTCACGGGCTTCTATTTCGGCGTATTTCTTGCTTATTGCCTTTAAGCGTTCACGGTGGGACTGATAAGCTAATTCAATCATTGCTTGATTACCCTTGTGTTGATCCAACTCTCGATTCAAGCGAAGTAAAGATTCGGCGATTTCTGCTTCTGCCAACCTGTTGCTGTTTCGCAATCGTTGTATTTTCACTTCCTGGGCTTTGTAGCTGATTTCTTGCTCAGCTCTTAACTCGTCCTCATTTTGCTTTTCGGTGAGTTGACGGCGTAATTGAGCAATTGCCTGGATTTGGTCAAAGGACTGGGCATAAGCCCCGACGTACTGGTCAAGATTCTCTAGTTGCTGTTCCAAAGTCCAGTTTTCTGTTTCAGCCAATGTCCTATAGTTAGTCATACGCAGGGCAAAGATTTCATTCTCGATCGACATTAACTCTTCAGTAGTCCGAACCAAACCTTCAACTTCCAGAACGTTTTCCTGTAACCACTTTATTTGTTGTTCATAACTGCTTACAACTGAATCATTTTGATGCTTTAACTCCTCGAAAAGTTGTAGTTGTTTGCGAAGTGGTTCATTGTCATAAGCCCTCTTATCTTCTTTTTCCAGATCCTTTTGAACCTTGGCGACTTCTCGCCACAACTGAAGCCATTCATCTGTTCCTACCGACACTTGCCTCAACTGATATTTCAAGACTTCGAGGTGTTGTCCCAAAGTGATCTTTTCGGACTCCACTAAGTATTGGTAGTAATTCTTAATGTGTTGCTCCATTTTCTCAAGGTCTTGAAAGTCAACGTGGATTTTACCACCATCAAGAGCCTCTCGTAATGTATCAGCTTGCGGTCCGTAGCTGCCAATCATGTCAAGAACCTTGTTCCATCTATCGACAGCGCTCAAGGTGACCTCGTCTAATTCTTCTTTTACAACTTTTAATGCTTCTTGTACTCGCAACTTAGTCATAGCCGTCAGGCCACTGTCTGTCGTCTGGGTCTGTAGGTAGTCATAATATTTTTGCAGATGGTCTTTCAGACTACCCAGCTCATCAACGTATTGCTGAACCCCCAACCTTAATAGCTCTAGTTCCGCCTGATATACCTGCATCTGGTCGGACACAATGGTATCGGGGTCTTTAGTCTTGGGGCCCTTCATAACTTTCTCTAGCTCATCACGCATGTTTCCGAGTTCGACAGCTAATACATTCCCGCGAAATGCCTCTGATAGAGCATCGTCAACAACATTTTGCTCCAAGAATCGAATGTACTTTTCGTGTAAGTTCTCTAGACCGCCATATGCAGATTTGAACTCATCACCCATGTTACGAACTAGCTCAATCCTTGCACGGTATAAGGCCATTTCTGCCCGAAGGGCTTTTTCCATTTCTTCTGCGCTCCGGACAACCACTTCTACTACCTCTTCCTCTTCTTCAGCTATAGATGAGCCACCCGGTTTAAGAGTTTCACCTCGTGCTCTACGTTCTAACTCCGCAAGTACAGCCTCCGCATGGGCTTGAATGTCTATGATTTCGGCTATCCGTGTGCTGTACTTGTCGATGTCGGTGAGCAAACCGGAAACTTCGGCATTCGCTCTCTTAGATGCATCGATAAGTCCTGCCGCCCAAACTCCCCACGGTCCATGCGTGGCATCTTTGGCAACGTGCTCCGGCATCCAATCAACCAAAATGCGGCGCATTTCATCTTGTGCCTTTTGAATCGCTTCATCGGAACCAAGTTCTAAGGCTTCTTCCCAATCCATGAACGCACGCTCTATATCCACTTGCAGATTGGCCAACCTGTTAGCTTCACTAATACGGTTTTCGGCAAGGCTCTGGGTTTTAGCCCGCTCTGCTTGTAACTCATTAAGCTCTAATTCAAGCTGATTTCTGGTACGCAGATATTCTAAAGATGCCAAGCGCAGTTGAAGTTCACTTTGGGACTCCAAGGTCTTAATGTAGGTGTCCAAAGTTTCAATATTAGCCTTAATTGCTTCATCAATAGTTTTATACCCTTTAGCTAATTGCGGTTGCAAAGTGATGATTTCATTCATCACAGTCTCTAGTCGCCTATGCTCTTCTTCGGACTTATCAGGTTTGCCCTCTAAGGCCTTGTACTCTTCTACTAAACCTCGCAGTTGATCAGCCTGATCTTGTGTAGCTCTCGATGTTTCAAGCGATTGTTGGTAAAACTCCCGCATATCTCTAGCGGAACCTGTCATGGCGAAAGCTAAAGCGGTTACAGCTGCTACACCACCATAAATAAGTCCTGCGGGCCCCATTAACAGAGGTAAAGCTTTGAGAAGTTGACCGATTATAAGCATTGTTGGCCCAGCTGCCAACGCAAAACCGGCCACCGTCACCATGAGCCTTTGGGTTTCGGGATTGAGATCTCGAATCCCAGCTAAAAGTTCTGTTACCCGTTGGACTACTCCACGCATGACCGGCTCGAAATTATCGCTCATTTGTATAGCAAGACTCTCGTAGACCGATGCTAGTATCTTCATATCACCGGATAGAGTGTCGAGCTGAATAGCAGCTTGTTCTGCGGCCTTGTTAGTGCCTGTTATTTGTTCGGTGAATGTCCGAATGCTGTCTCCACCTTGGCTAAGCAGTTGGTTCATACCAGGTCCTGCAATTTGCCCGAATAACCTTAGTGATTGAGTGGATGTGATACCACGTTCATTAAGAGTATCGATTATATCAGCTAGTGAGTTCATCTCGGGATGGAGATCGCTCACTGATAGTTTCAGCTCATCAATGACATTAACGGCATCACCTGTAGGATTTGCCAGCTCCGCTAAAGCCCTTTTTAGTATGTTACCGGCTTGCTCCCCTTGGAACCCGGCGTTATAAAGACCCATAAGTGCGGCAGTAGTCTCTTCTATGGAATACCCGAAACCAGCTGCAACTGGGCCGGCATTTTTCATTGAACCAGCCAGTTTGTCAATACTTGCAAGAGAATTTGCGTTTGCGGCTGCGAACAAATTCGCTACCCTAGTTGCGTCCTGCGCTTCTAAGCTAAATTGACTTAAACTAGCTGCTATAACCTCGGAGGTGAAAGCTAAATCGGAACCAGTTGCTGTCGCTAAGGTTAAAACTCCATCAAGAGCCCCTATAGATTGGGCGGCATCCATACCAGACTGTGCTAAGTAATAAAGCGCATCGGCGGCTTGACTAGCCTTAAAGACTGTTTCTTCTCCCGCTGTTCGTGCTGCGGCAGTCAGTTGCACCAGCTCTTCAGCTGTGGCACCCATGACTGATTGTGTGTTGGCCATTGATTGTTGGAAATCGGCAAACGTATTAAACCATTGGCGGGCCATTAACATCAGTGGAGCTGTTACGGCTACCGACATGCGTTTCCCCATGCGATCAAAATGATCGCTCATGCGATTCATCGCTTTTTGGGTTTCAGCATCGATCCACTGATTTTGTCGGGCTATATGTTCAATACCTTGATCATACTTAGCGTAGTTAAGACCCACCTCAGCCCATATGCTTCCTAAATTCTCCATTTGCCCACCTCCCCCTTAAAAGAAAATGGTTGAGCCTTGGGGGTAGCGAGAGGGTACTACCTTTTAACCCATGGCCCAACCAAACTTTATTTTTTGCGAAATGCTTCGTGGTTCATAACTGACAGTGCGTTATCACTGGGGCTCGGGCGATTCGACTTTGGCTCAGGCTTATTATCATTTCCACTCTCTTGCTTAGCCGCGTCAAATTGTCTTTTTTCCTCAATCGCCATTTGAAGCGCCACCAACTCATCGAAGCAGTATCGCTCCCATGTCCCTAATTCTGGTAGATAATCACTCGGTCTCACTCCGAACGTTTTTGCCGTCATTCCCATCCGCAAGAGTAAATCCGGTTGCTTTGCGAAAGGAGTGGAGTGCTCTCACCCCACCTAGACAGTAGTAATGAATCGCCATGAGTTGTTGATCGGTGAGCCAACCAACCTCTGTTAAAATCTGGTCATACGTTGGTTCCGCTAGAGCGGCCTTAGCCATTGCGTGCATGAGATCTGTATACTTCGCAAACGCTTCGGACTCTAGCTTGGAGAGCGATATCGGCTCCCCAACCTGACCTTTTTGAGTTAACTCTTGGGCGAACGCTAACAACTCGTTGGGCAACTGTCCCGATTGAATAAGGGCTGTTAGTGTTACCCGGCGTAATCTAACATGGATTTCCGAATCTCCATCCCACGATGGTATGGGAACTACAGGCGTAGCACTTTGGGTCATTTCTGCCAAAGACGTTACTTTTGAATCAATCTTGGTTTTCTTGAATCTGTTTGAAAGCCAGTTAAACATGTTATTACCCCTCTCGGTTTGGATACAAAAAAGAGCCCCTAGATAACTAGAAGCTCTTAGATATTCAGTTTTACTTACGGGAATACTCTGCCGTAAAAGTGCTCAACGTTCTTAGGATTCGTCTGGGCGTAGACCTGCGTCGTTTTAACACTTTCATGGCCCAGCAAATATTGCACCAAATCAATGGGAGTGCCACCATCTAGAAGGTGTGTGGCGAAGGTATGCCTTAGCATGTGGGGTGTTAACCTACGCCGTATCCCCGCCCTTTCTCCCAGTAGCTTTAAGTACCTTCCGACTGAGTGAGTGGACATTCTCTGCTTAAAGTTGCTTCTAAACACCCATGGCTCATCATCTTTACGAGATGCTAAATGTTGTTTGAGTATCATGGCAGCTCTTGTGCTTAGTTTAGATTGTCTAGCTTTGCCACCTTTACCGTCTTTAACCCATACTGTTTTTTCGATAAAATCAACGTCCTGCCGGTCCAGATCAACTAATTCGCTTACTCTAAGGCCGGTGGAGTATAGAACTTCAAAAATAACCTTTGTAATTCCGTCCGCTGCTTCTCGCAATAGCTCAAGCTCTTCATAGGTCAGGTACTTGGGAGGAGCCTTGGTTTCCTGCGGTTTATCCACTCTGTTCATGGGGTTCTTTAAAATATGTTCTTCCTTCAACATCCACCCATAAAATGAATTTAGCTTGTGAATCTTTGTGACTAAAGAATTAGTGGAGTTGCCACGCTTACGCTCGGCATCTAAAAATGCTCGTATCGTTTGAGTATCCGCGCTATCCACGCATACATCTAACGTAGAGGAAAATCTCATCAAGAATCCTCGGTACTCTTTTGCTGTGGATCTAGCCAACTGCTTTGCTTGGAGAAATTCGTCAATGATCTTTTCCGACCTTTGGTGAGCGTGTTCTGCGTCTGCGTAAAGGGTTTGGACGCACTTATGCTTGGGGAGAATTTCAACGCTTTCTCCCACCCAGCGGAGTTCTAACCCCGATTCGGGAGATTCGTAGCGTTCTTCGAGTTTTACTAAGAACCGTCTCACTTCACTCTCCGTGTGTCCCGTCTTGGCAGAGATGTGCGGTATCGTCCGTTTATCTCGTTCGGCAAACAGATACGCCTCAACGACAGGTACGCCAATAGGCCCTTGGGCCAAAGATACAACACTATTCACTTTTGCAACCTCCTATAGTCGCTTCCTAGATGATTATTGGAGGGCAGACTGTCTAGGAAAACAGTCTTTCGGGAGCTACCCTAGCCCTCAATCATCCAATACTACACTTGGTTGCCGAATCCTGCTGCGAATTTTCCCGTCAAAAATCTGCAACTATATAGTTCTATTGTGGCAGTTTATTCAGCATTCACAATGGCTTCTAACTCCTTAAGCTTGTAAGTTAACTTTTTGATCAACTCAGTCTGCTTCTCGGTCAACTCCAACAGCTCCCAACAAACTCTGGAGCACAGTCTGTCATTTTCCATTTTTGGTCACTTCCTTTGACATTTTTGAAAGTGAGTTACTCCTGTACCTCTTCCTGTCCATCTAGTAGCGCTTCCACGTCGCTGCGCCACCTATTAGGCACATCATTGATCGTCATTTCGCCAGCCACTATCCTGCGGTAGTATATTTTAGCCATTGTCTGGTTCCTCCTCTTCTTTCTCGGTGATTATATCCGCGAGTTCGACAACAGCGTCCTCTAGCTCCTTGACATGAGCTTGGAGTGCTTTGTTTTTTTGCCGCTCTATCCTTAGTTGCTCTTTGACATCCAAAAATTTAAACATCATTATCACCCCACAGGTTGTTGTAAAATATGTTCATTTGCTTGATTACGTTATAGGTGTTACCCTTTTCAGCATGCGCCTTCCAC